GATCGACTCAGGACTCACATCACCACATTTTGTTACCGATAAAGATAAACAAGTTGCAGAACTTGATAATCCATTAGTATTAATCGTTGCATCGGAAATACCTAACATACGTAAAATACAAACCGTATTAGAGCATGTTATTAAGAATAAGAGATCATTGCTGATCGTTGCGCCAGTTGAACAGCAAGTTAAGGCTGCGCTTCTTATGAATAAAGTAAAAGGTAATATAAAAGTTAATATAGTTGACTTACCAGGCTTTGGTCCTACTAAAAAAGATACAGTTGAAGATTTAGCTTTTCTTGTGGGAGCTAAGGTAATAGATGAGCAGTTAGGTGATGATCTTGATTTAATAGATATTGATTGTTTAGGTGAAGTGCATACAGCTATAACAGATGACAAGAATACTGTGTTGACTGTAGATATAGAGGGTAAACAATTAGAAGAAAGAGTTAAGTCTATACAAAAAATTATAGATAAAGAAGATAAAAATCCTTTTTTAAAGAAAAAACACCAACAAAGATTAGCAATGCTATCAGGAAGTGTTGGTATTGTAAAAGTAGGTGCTAACTCTAAAGTGGAAATGAAAGAGAAAAAAGATAGAGTAGAGGATGCTATCTACGCCACAAAAGCGGCCCTGAAAGAAGGTATCGTCCCAGGTGGTGGAGTTGCTCTGCTCAATGCTTCACAAGAAATAACTACAGATACAGTTGGTGAAGAAATACTATTAAAAGCTATTACAGCTCCTTTTCACACTGTGCTTGCTAATGCTGGTTTAGAACAAATACAACCAAGACCTAAAAAAGGTTTAGGTGTAGACGTTGTAACAGGGAAAGCTGTTAATATGATCGACTCCGGAATAATCGATCCAGTGCTTGTTACTAAGTCTGCGCTTAAAAATGCTGTTTCTGTTGTAACTACTATAATATCCGCTGATTGTGTAATTTCAAATATGAGATACAATGAAAGCGATAAATAGATATATAATAGTAGATAAAATAAAGTTAGAACCTAAAAAGGTTGCTGGGTTGATCATGACAGATGAGACTGATCAAGATAACCGTTATATAAAAGCAAAAATAATATCGTGTGGTAATTTAGTTGAAGGATTAAAAGATGGTGACACGATATATTACGATAAACATGCTGGACACGACATATCATGGAAAGATACTCTTTATAGAGTTATTCGTGACGGTGACGTTGTTCTAGTAGATTAAGCCCAAACCATAATCCACAAACCTTAAACTTAAAAACAAAAACAAATTATTAATTAAAAAATTTTAAAATTATGCAAGAACATCAAGGACATTTATCTGGTAGAATGTTATATTTTATGGAACAAACTGATGGAGCGTTTGACGCGGCTAATGATTGCGTAGCTATTCCTGTAGAGAGATTTAAAGGATTTACAAACGTATCTGGATCTTCTGCTGTAAATGAGTTAACTATGGAGTTTGACCCAATGCTTGGTTATTTAGGATCACATGACGATACGTCGTTTGTTGCTGACAGTGTAGAACTTACAATAGCTGACAACAAGCACAAAGAAGTTATGGAAGATATATTAAATCTGATACACGGAACACACTCTGATGGTTTTATCGTTATAGCAGATGATTCTAATTCTGTATACGCGAGTGATCACATTACAGCGTGTGCAATTACAGTAACGCCTGAAGCCTAATTATTAACACTTAAAATATAAAAAAAATGATAAAAGAAAAATACTTGTATTTCATGGATGAGGCTGATGGGCTTTTTAACACTGCTTATGACAGTTTATGCGTTCCTTTAAGTAGATTAAAAGGATTTAGAGCGAACGGTACAACTACTCAACTTGAAATAGAACTTAAACCACTTTTAGGTTATGCTGACGCTGACGATGACACATTTACTGCTGACCACGTTACGCTTACTATAACAGCTAATAAGCAAAAAGAAGTTATACACGATATTACAGCTGCTATAAACGCTGCTAGAAATATTGACAAACCAATGATTGCTATTTGTGATGCTGCAAACTCAGTGTTTGCTAGTTCACATATAACTGGTTGTGCTACTAACGTAACAGCTGAAGCTTAATCTTAACAAATGCGATTAACCGCGCAGGATCTGCGTGAAATGAATATCCTTAAGTATTACAGGCTCACTAGAAAGTGGGTCTGTAAAACTTACGGGTTAAAAGATGCAGATTTAGAATTATTAATTTATTTAGATTGTAAAGGAAGATTTACACGACAAGAGTTTTTAGACGGTACTTACACATATTCATGGGACAAAAACCGTTGGGAAAGATTACGAAAAGATGGTTGGATAGAAGTATGGAGACATAGAAATAGAACAACTATAAAATACTCTGTATTTAAAACATCTTTTAAATGTGGTCAAATGATAAGTAGAATTTACAGAATACTTTTAGGTGAAGAAGATTTACCTACATCAGAAAGAAGTGTTTTTTATAATAACAAATCATATACAGATAAAGTTTATAATAAAGCTATAGATGATATGATAAAAGATAAACATAGATAATGGGATTTAAACTAGGATCAGAAAGAGGTAATTATGCCGTTAGTGGTGAGATTAAAACTAAGATGCGTTTTAACAAGCAGATTGGTGATAATGATATATCTGTACCTGGAACACCTGTTATTAGAAAACCATTAAAAGACGGTATAATGGGTGAGGCTAATATGGATGGTAGTATATATATTAGTGATAAAATAGTGCCTGGTAGTCGTTTGGAGCAAGATGCAATAAGAGAAGAAATGATACACGCTACAGAAATAAAGTTAGGTAAACTAGGTTATACTGATAATAGCATATACTACAATGGGGTAACATATCCAAGAGAAACTATAGATGGTAAAGATATGATATTAGTTGATGGTCAATGGAAAGAAGCTGGTGATCATAAATTTCCTTGGGAGAAAAAAGCAAAAATATGAATATATTTAAAGACAACAATGAGTGGAATGAAAAGTCTATTATAGGGGCTGTGGCTTTTGTAATAATGTGCTTAGTTATGATACTTGATTTACTTACAGGTTGGTTAGGAAGAGACTTAGCTATAAACGAATTTGTATATGACTCGTTTGTTTTAGTTGTATTAGGTTGTTTTGGTATAGCTGGTCTAGAAAAATTTGCTAAAAAATAATGCCGTTATTAACTAAAATAGATCGTATACCATTATTTTCAACACTTGTAGAGGCTGAAAGATGGGCTACAGCTAATGGTTTAGAAGGAACACATACTCATATGTTTAACGGTGTTGTTGGTTATATGGGAGGTTCTAGTCATGGTGTGTTTACATCACAAGATATTGTAGCACAACCAGTTGCACAACCTACCGCACCGCCCCCACCACCCCCACCGGTAGCACCAACGCCGCCACCACCACCACCATCTACACCACCATCTACACCACCACCAACTATAACAATAACACCGCCATCTACAGGAGGCGGAGGTGGAGGATATTAAAAATTATATATTATGTTAGGAAAATTATTATCTGGAGGAGCTGCTGATTTAGTAAAAAATGTAGGTGGAGTTATAGATAACTTACATACATCTAGTGAAGAAAAGCTCGAAGCAGAAAGAAAAATAAAAGAATTAGTTGCTAACTATGAGGTTGAAATGGAAAAAAACATTACAGCTAGATGGGAAGCAGATTTAAAAAGTGATTCGTGGCTTAGTAAAAATGTTAGGCCTATGACTTTAATATTTTTAATAGTATGCACCATGCTATTAATATTTATAGATGCAGGTGCATTAAAATTTGAAGTCAAGTCTTCATGGGTTGACTTATTACAATTAGTATTAATAACAGTGATTGGCGCTTATTTTGGTGGTCGATCATTTGAAAAAGTAAAAAAATAAAATTATGGGATTTAATTCAACAGAAGTAGCTTATGGTTTTGGTCAAATGGGTAGTGCTTACCTAGGAGATACAGATGTTTTTACACCTCCAACTGGAAAAGTAGTTGTTGCAATAACTATTTTACAATCTGGTACATCATTTCAATCTTTAGTAGGTGATACATCTGGATATGTAGATGGTACTACTGGCGCTAATTTAGCAGGATCTACAGCTTTTATACAAACAACAGCTGTAGGTGCCAATGGTACTAACGCTGATAATTTAGCCAATACAATTCCCTTTCCTTTGGGTTTAACAATATACGGTAGATGGACTAGCGTAGATCTTAACACTGGAAAAGCTATATTATATTTTGGACCATCGAATACAAGAAATTAAAATATGAGTTTAGGATTAGGTGTAGGTTTTTTTAAGCTAGGTGTTGATGCGTTTAAACTAGGATCAGGAAGAAATAGTGTTGACGGTGACGGTGGTGATAACGTTGTAAACGCTGGTAATACACGTGGCGCTGGAACCCCAAGACCTCCAGATGCAATAACTGTAACAGCTTGGATAAAGCCAGATAATTGGGATCCTGCAAACCCAGGTGGTAGTCAAGATAGATCAGAAGGTGTTGTTAGTAATATAAATACTGGTGGTTATGGCTTAAGTGTTGATTTTGCTGGAACAGAATTAAATCCAACTACTAAATTTAAATTTTCAATTAGTGTTGCTAACAACGGGTCTTCTTCTCCTGGGTATTTAACTATATTATCTTCAGAAGTGCAAGATATAGCTGCTCTTATTAATGGCTGGGCTTTTTTGGCTGCTACATATGATGGAACAACAGCTAGACTTTGGGCTGGTTATGATGGCTCTGCTATTACGGCAATGGGTACAGCTGCCCATGGTGTTGGCTCTGAACAAGCTATTAATTACGGCGCAGAAGACGGTGTAAAAGATGTTGATGTAATGGTTGGTGCTGATCCAAACGTATCTGACTCAAGTGGAACACCTTATATATCTTCTGTTCAATCCACAACTGCTTTTGATGGTAAAATATCTGATGTGGCTATATGGGATGGTGCTTTAAGTGAAGCTGCACTTAACGTTATTTACAATGATGGTGTGCCTGCTGATCCTCGTTATAACTCAGGTAGCTATACTAGTTCTGGAGATTTAGTACTTTATTACACGTTTTCAGAAGGTATTGGAACAGAAACGGAAGATTTATCTGGTAACGGCTTTACAGGTAAACTTCAAAATGGAATGACATTTGACTCTGAATTACCAGAGGACGCTATATAAAAAATATAAAATGAGTAGAAAATATGTAATTATAGATTCATCAGAAGTATCTAGTATTGACTTTAGCAAAGTTTTACAAACTAGTGCTGATACTTTGATGTATAATAAAGATAAAAGTAAAACACTTTTAAAGTTTGAAGGTAATACTCCTTCTTTTTTAGATGGAAAAACACAATACACAAAAGAACAAGTATTGAATATAATAAGAGATCCTGAAAATGGATGGAAGCAAGATCAAGAATAAAAAAATAATTAAATAAAATAAAATGGCAAAAACAAAAACAAGACCAGAAAAAATTACTGATTTACAGTTGAAAAAAATTCAAGACACTATAAATCATATAAATAGATCTCAATTAGAAATAGGATCTATAGAAGTTAAAAAACATGAATTAATGCACCAAGTATCTTCCTCAAGAGATGTGTTGTCTGAAATGCAAGTAGAGTTTCAAAAAGACTATGGTACTTACGATATAGATATAAGTACTGGTGCTATAAATTATCCGGAAAATGGCAAAGCTGATAAGAAAGATTAGTATTGGTAAAGACTATAAAAACGATGCCATGCATTACTCTGTTGGTCAAGAAGTTTACGGTGGACATACAATTTGTGATATCATAGAGGAAGATGATAAATTTTCTATTTATATTAGAAAAGAAAAAGATGTATTACCATGGAAAGACTTTAACAAAAATATGGCTGTATCTATAGAATATAATCTAGAATACTAATGAAAAGTGTTTACAACTTTGTTGTAACGCCAAAAGGAAAAAGATATAACAATACTAAAAAAATCGGTGATTCAGAGTTGATACTTAACACTGAAATATTTAACCACCAATATATAAACAGAGAAGCTACAGTTATATCAACACCTATAATTGGTGATACAGATATAAAACCTGGTGATACAGTTATAGTGCACCATAATGTTTTTCGTAGATGGCATAATCAATATGGCGTAGAAAAAAATAGTAGAAGTTATTTTAATGAATCTACTTACTTTGTAAATCACGATCAAATATTTTTGTATAAAAAAAATAACAAATGGCTGGCTCCAAAAGGCTATTGTTTTGTAAAACCAATAAAAAGTTTTGACAAGTTTAATATTGATCAAGAACAACCACTAATGGGTATTATAAAGTATACGGACGGTGTGTATAGCAAAGGTGACTTAGTTGGCTTTACACCAAACAGTGAGTACGAATTCATAATAGACGGGCAGAAATTATATAGAGTTTTATCTAAATTTATTACAATTAAATATGAATATCAAGGAAACGAAGAAGAATATAATCCTAGCTGGGCA